AAATTATGCTGCCTCGAAACCCCCTTTTAGCGTCTATATTACTATTAAGAGTCATTGTCATGGAATTATTATAATTTGTATATTTGAATCCATTTGACGAATGGCTGAATCCGTCACCAGCAGCATTATTTATTTCAACTTCATTCTTAAATATATAACCAGTAGAACCTTGAAAAGTGTCAATATTATCATTTGCCAAACGTTCTAATGTGGTAAAAGTTTGTTCAGCCTGACCGCCAGAACCGCTTGCAATGTAAGCCCAATAGTTGCAAAAACACATATCTTTAGCCATTAACTCTAAATCAATTACTGTGCTTTTACCGAAACCTCTTGTGCATACACAAAGCACATTTGGACATATCCAACTCCTCTGTACCATAAGTGCTTGCGCATCTAAAAGTTCTATATTGAACATGATATCAATCATCTTCACTGGATTGCATTGAAAATATTTTTGCATATTTGCAATTTTCACCAATGATTCTACTTTCCGCATAGACATATTATAAGATTGCGGTTTGACATAGATACCGTATTGCTTATATATATCTTTGTCATAATCTAAGTATAACTCATTTACATAATCAATTTTCCTCATCTGACACCTCATTTACTTGACTTTCAGTGTCGATATTTTCATTTTTAATTTTATCCTCATCTGCATTAAAAACAGAATACAAGTCTCTTAAATCTACAAGATTCTTGTTTATATCAATATTGTTATCATTCATGTAATCCTTTAGGTCTAAATTTTCACGAAGCAGAATGCGGTTAATTTCTTTATATGAATTGCGTTCCTTTCTTAATTCAGAATTAACACTACGCATTTCGGCAATCATATCAGACCAATCAGATTCATCTAGGCGAAGTTGCTTAAATATGGAAGCATCACTTATTTCTTGTACCTGTTGCATACCTTTACAAGTAGCAATATCAAAACCATTTACTTCGCCTTCTCTAAGATTTAAATCTTTAATCCTTTTTATTTTACCAGTCCAAGTGTTTTCGCCTTTTTTAGCATTTTTGTTGTACTTTAAAGAGATACAACTGTCTTGTGCCAAGTTTGTAATAACAGAAGTAATCTTTCCTTTGCTATCCTGTAAAGAACGAATAGTTGCAGAATTTTTTTCAATATCATTAACATCTGACATAAGTTTTGCAACCGTATCATCAATTTTGGATTGTTGAAGAAAACCACGAACAATAGCAATAGCAGAAGAAGTACGCATCATATCTTCATTAGCATCTTCACTTGCATCAAGTAGTCCTAACAATTGAGAATATAAAAAAGGTTGGTCTGCTAAATCTTCTTTCTCAAATGGGTCGTAATTTAATAATCTTACGACATCCTCTTTATTTTTTATAAAACTATCATATGTATCTTGTCCCATATGTTGTTCTATTAATTTTGATTCGTCTTGTGGTTTCTCGTCATCATAGACAACCTTTTCCTTAAAGAAGTCTGAATCAAAATAAGTTAAGCCAACATAATTTACCATTTGGATGTTTTTCGAATATGCAGACCACACATTATGTTTTACTTTTCCAGCAACCAAATTTTCAGATTCTTGAATACTGGCATTCCACACAGTATTAAGAAAGGGCTTTTGTAAATATTTAAGAGCTAGGATAACGCTTTCTTTCGTAGGTTCGTGTTCTTCTCCATTCTTATCTACACGTAAAGCGATTTTTCTCGCACATTCACGGCAGATAGGAGTACAGGTTGTCTCGCCGTACATAGGATCGGTATTTATATAAAATCCTTTTTCTCTATCTTTATGTTTTTTACACATCAGGCAAAAAGCTGTACTTTCAAATTTATCCAATTTCTCTTGTAGTTCATTTACTTTTTCTCTTGCTTGCACAGCCGTCAATTTAGCCGGTTGTACTTCTTTTTTTGTAGCCAAATTAACGACCACCTCCTTTTAATCCAATAAAAAAAAGAGTATTAACCTACTCTTTTTTGCTCATCTAATTTATGCATTTGATATTCTTCCTCGTATAACCAAATATACCCCTTGTAACTAGACTTTATATGTCTACAACATTGTGAAATCATATTTTCATGAAATCCATTTCGTCCCGCTTCATGAATAGAGTTAAAAATATTTATTATATGATAATCATTATCAATTTGATAAATTTTATGTACTTTTACAGATTCCAATTTTCTCTTTGCTTCATCACAATATTTTTTATCAATAATTCTATCTTTATCATTAACAAATTTCCATATATATCCATAAGCAGATAAAGAATGATGGTTGCAACAAGAATTAATCTTTGAAGGATTAAAACCGGCTTCCTTTATTTCACAGCCATGATTCCATATTTTTATTAAATTTCCATCTAAATCATATTGTTCAACAGGTTTCTTTTGCTTCCTATTTAAATGATAATCTATATCAAAATTATCATAATCATCTTTATATATCCAAATAAATCCTTTAACTGTTTTACTAATTCCTTTATTGCAACAAGAGTAAATTCCGCGACTGTCTATATTATTATTCTTCGCCACTTGTGCTACACTCCAATATTCTGCAACAATATTTCCATCAAAATCAATTTGTAAAACTTCCTTTGGATTCCTTATTTGACTAAAATATTTTCGTTGTTCATCTGTCCATTCTACAGTTGTATAATTGTCTTGTCCTCCAGATGTCATATTATATCCATTTTTAAATGAATCATAATAATCAATCCAGTATTTTTCTCTGTCGTTTAAATCAGTTTCTTCACAAATCTCTAATATTTCAAAATCAAAACAATCTCCATTGTATTTATTCCATGCATTAACAAGCCCTTTATTTTCCGATGGATTTGAACTCTTACAACATTCTAAATGTTCTCTTAATCTTTTCCTTATATCTTTGGCTTGTCCTATATACATATTATGACTATATATGTTTTCTATCTTGTATATTCCTGTAATATTCCAATCAATCACTTTTAAATTTTCCAAATCTAATTTCTTCATTCATTTAGCCTTCTTTCCCTAGCTTCCAAACACTTAATAAAACAGTGGAAGAGTGGTGAGGCTAGTTACCACATCACAAGGTTTGCAACTCCTTGCGTCTTCCACCAAAATCGCCAACCATCAGACTCGAACTGACAAAGCCCATCATAACCGACAAGCCGTTTTCCCATTTAAACTATGTTAGCGTACAAATCATACTTATAATTTCTCTATTCCTCGTTCCAATTAAAACCAAAATATGTTATAATAAACCAAATCAACAACATAACTACAAAGAGAGGAGTCAAACTATGCTTATATCAGGTGAAATAACATGTTCTAAATGCAATAACATAATTGAATGGGAATATTTAGTACCACAAAGATTGAGTTCAAGAACATTACAAGTAGATAAATTAGACAAAAGTAAAGTGCGTCCTACAAAATTATCTAAAACAGATACAAATGAATATACATTTGAATGTAGATGTAAGAAATGTGATGCTTTAAATCGGTTCACTTATTACACTGAACTTCGTTTATAATTCAACTTGAAATTCAACAATATACTCATCATCAATGGATTGTTCCGTAATTTTTACACATTCATTCCAATGCTCTTTCACATAATCTGCAATAGCAGTAGATACTTTCTCCTTAATCTCAACAGAAGAAGTATCTATTTCTTTATTGTCAAAAATTTTAATTCCTACCATATATTTCTCCTTTTAATCTATTTCATTCCAAACAAAAAGAGCCGTATATTTCAACGACTCTTTTACCGATTGACCGCCAGATCAATCATAACTGTATTTAATTTGAAAAATTATTTATTGTCAACATTATGTTCTTTAATATGTATTAGAAAACTTCTTAATACAATTCGTATACGATATTTTTCGTATCTTACTTTTCTACATAAGAATATAAAAAATAAAATGATTAAAATTATTATTTCAATACAATAAAATTTATAATGTGAAGAATATTTCAATATCATATATAAATCTAAAATTATATTTGAAATACATCCTAAAAATAAAGAACGGCTCATTTCAGAAATTGCAATCATTTTATCAGGTTTATATATTAAATTATTTTTCTCACAAGTATTCAAACAATATGAAAAAATTAATGAATTTAAAGCTTTTTCTTGTTCTTTATTCATATGGTCGATATTTTTGATATTAAAAAAATTAACATAATAATCTCTAATATGCATAGCATCTTTATAAGATAATTCATCATTAAAAATTTTTCTATATTTTTCTTCTGTTAAAAATATTTCTCGTGGGTTCCCACCATATAAAATTTTATACAAAAATAGGTTATCAAAAATAGTACCAATTTCTTGATAAATTACACCAAATAAATAGCTGATTATAAAGAAAACTATATATTTTTCATTTCCAAAACTTTCCCATAAATCATAATATTCATATGACAAAGAAACACTAAAAGAAGTAGAAATTATAATCCCAGGAATCAACATCGTAAACAAATCAAAAACATTAAATTTTTCTACAAAACTGTCCATAATCTTATATCTCCACGAATAAATTTATGAAGATATTATACCATATACTAATATAGTTTTCTATCTCGGCTTTCTTATTTTATGTCTAAAATTATAGATTACCAAAAATATATGTACCAAGTTCCGCAAATTAAACTAGATGGTACAAATAAAAGAGTATATACTTTTCCAATAAAAAGACCTATATGTTTTGACACATATAAGCCCTAAAAATATTTCTATTAAATTATATTTTTAATATAGGGTTCGTTGCCGATTGTATTTTTCTCCATACTTAGCTTTTGGCTAATCCAGCGATTGTCTCTTGTGCGAACACAAAACGCAGCTGGCATCTCCCAATCCCTATATGTTATTTTTAAAATAAAATTTCTTTATTTATAGGCAATCAAAAAAGACCTATATGCTTTGATACACATATAAGTCAAAAAAATAATATTATTCTTTTTTCAAAATAGAATAATATGTTTTTTAATCTAAATCTAAATTTTCATGTTCCATAAATTCATCAAAATCCTCATCGCCAATCATGTCAGATACATCATTTATATCATCAAGTTCACTTTCTAACTCATTTAAACATTTCTCGTCAAAATCAACTTTCTTAATATCATCGTCTTTATATTGTTTCCTTGTCTGCTCTATAATGAAATCAATTTTTTCATCTGTCTCCATACATTCATAAAAATCGTCGATCTCAAAATATACTTCGACTTCATTTTCTACTCCATTTGTTTTTATAATATTAACAAATACTGAATATTTCATAATTATTTCCTCCATTTATATTAGATTATATCCAAATTATATAACATATTGGTATCTTGTCAAGTTTAAATGGATGCATCTGGGGTTCACACCCAAAATAGGAGAGCAGTAGTGTAACGACTACTCTCCAATATGAAAAATCAATTATTCTTTTTCTCTCCAAATTAAATCAGTAGAATATTCAAGGGTATCAACCGGAATGAAATCTGTTGCCTTATAACTATTCAATAACTCAATACATTTCTTCTCTAATTCATCTCTATCCTCTGTCGCATAGACAACAACCTCTGTTTCACCGGTAGGAACTAATACAGTTTCAGTTTTAACTTCCTGAGTTTCATCGTCAGTAACTTCTTTCGTTTCTTCTTTTGTAATGTCCTGTTTTACGGTAAGAAATCTGTATAAATTAGATTTATCTTTGATTAAAATTGAATACATAATAATCCTCCATCCTACAATACAACATCTGTAGACTGTTCAATATTGTTAGCAAGAGCACGAATCTCAGTTAACTTCTCAGATACAGCAGTCTTAATTTTCTCAATGAACAATACTGCATAAGCCTGTCCCAAAAGTTCAGGAGAATTAAATACAGTATTATTTTCATATTCTGCTGAAGGAATCTTGTCAATATCAATTACTAACTCAGCAGCGAAATTCTCATCAAGAGCAATTTTCTTATTGATTAAATTCTTAATTGTAACTTCTTCAATATCTGTATCATCAGCAGGATCACTTGTCACAATAGGAACTCCGTTAGAAAGTTTCATACCGCTTGAAAAATCAATCGTGGCATATTCGATTGTCCTTGTAAAATTATGAAGCTGATTTTTTTCAGTATCCAAGTCTATCACACTGTTACCGAGTTCAACTGCACTTATTTTAGCAGTAATAATATTTTCATTAATTTCAATATTCTGTGTTAATTTCATTTTACATTTTCCTCACTTTCTCAATATTCTCAACTATTTGTATCATCTAACTGACTGTATAATTCTCTCAAATTTACCACAATATTCTTAATCGTGTCCCTATCAAGAGAACACTGCAAATCCTGATATTTTAAATCAGTGTTATCTATCAAAAAGTCTACCTTATTTGTATCATGATTTACTTCAAATTTAGCAATAGTAGAAGATGAGAAGAGTAGTTCTAACTCTTCTAATGTCTTGCCATTATCACTTCGAATACTACGAACTTCACCTAATTTTAAAGGTCTTTCGATATTTAAATCTGACAAATATATCACCTGCTTTCTTTTATATTTTTTTTCTTTTTTATCTTTATAGCTGACATAGTAGGACTCGAACCTACGACATACAGATTAACAGTCTGTCGTTCTACCTTCTGAACTATATGTCAAAAATAGGAGAGGAGCGACCTCTCCAAAAACATAATAATAGGATGGTAATTCCTATAGCCCGTTTGTTACCGGCAAACCGACTGTTTTATTATGTCAAATTGTGCGCTGCGCAAGCCATATCAGGATTCGAACCTGTATTTCCGGTCAAGACCAGCGTTCTTTCCGTTGAACTAATGACGCACACAGGTAGAAGAACAGCGGGTGCAAATTCTTCAATTGAACAACAGCGTAAAGCACTAACTAGCTGTATTCCGGATTCCCGGATATCCAGTTTTAAGTTATTAAACTTTGCGTAATACTTTGATAAGGTTTAATGTCTCTTATCCGACATACATTTTGTTTGCCCATTCAAGGGTTCTTTTTTGTTTATTCTTCTAAACAACACATAGCAGCATCCAAATCAGTATTATGATATTTACCACATTCGCTGCAAATATAATGAATTCCATATTCATCACAAATACATTCGGATGCTATATATAATTCTTCTTCGTTTTCATTCATATTCATTTTCTTTCTTTAATTGACAAATTATGGGATTATTGTAGAATAATGGAGGCACTACCAAAAGTGGTAGGCGGTTAGTCCTTCTCCAGATTAACTGAACCCTCTGTTTACTTGAACTTTTCATGTTTAAGCAACGTGAAATTCCTGCTTCATAGACTTCGTAATCTCCATCTTCACAGGCGTAACTTCGGATAGTTCCTACCCTAGCATTATGTATTTTAAGTCATTTCTAATACTCTCAATCCTTCATTCTCAATATTGATAGCAGCATTTTCATCCCTATCTAATTCAGAATGACAATTAGGACAAATCCATTTTCTAATATCTACTGATTTCTTACCATCTCTATGACCACAAATATGACATATCTGAGAAGAAGGGTAATATCTATCTATAACAGATATTACTTTTCCACACCATTGAGATTTATATGTAATCTGTCTACGAAACTCTGATAAAGAAACATCATTCATATGTTTATTTCTTGTTTTAGAATCAGTTTCTTTCATAGACTTTACATCCAAATCTTCAAGACATATAACATCATATTGCCTTACAATATCCGTAGTCAATTTATGTAAGAAATCATTTCGTTGATTAGAAATATGTTTCTGTAAATTTGCAACTTTAATTCTTGTTTTATTCCAATTTGAACTACCAATTGTTTTTCTTGATAATTCTCTTTGTAATTTGGCAAGTTTCTTTTCTGATTTCTCATAAAATCTAGGATTTTCTATTTTAATTCCATCAGAAAATATTGCGAAATCTACAATTCCTAAATCTATCCCAACTGTTTTACCAGTCCTTTCATATTGTGAAAATTCAATATTAGTACAGCATAACGAACAGTAGTAGTGTCCATTTGGTTCTTGCGATATTGTTGCGTTAAGTATTCTTCCTTGTGGTATCAAATTGTTTTTCGTTTTTACCATTCCAAGTTTAGGAAGTTTAATATATTTACCGCAATACTTAATATTTTTATGTGAATATTTTGATTTGTACGAAAAACTATGTGTCTTCTTAGACTTAAACTTTGGATAGCCAGCATGTTCCTTAAAAAACTTTTGATATGCGTTATCTAAATCTTTCAATGATGATTGAAGAGCAGTGGAATCAACTTCTTTTAACCAATCCAACTCAGCTTTGAGTTGTTTCATATCATTAGCACATTGAACATATGAGAATGTTTCTTTATTCTGTTCATACATTTCAATACGTTTTGTGAGATATTTATTATATACAAAACGGCAACATCCAAATG